CGAAACTCTTTTTTAACAAAATACACATCTTCTATCGCTGTAATACATGACTTATAGTGTAAATGCGGACTAATCATAAAAATAATATAACCAATCAACTCACCATCATTCCTACAAGAAACACAACGCAACATGCCTAATTCTGCATACTTTCGATAGGCATCATAATCAGGATCCCAATCAAAGTCTTTTGTTACACACAACTCATCATAATGCTCTGGAAGAAGCTGTTCAAGCTCTTCTACTAATTTTATAGGATCGCAATCTGCATAAACTATCATGCTGGTAAATGTTTATACGCCTTTGTATCTGCTGCAATATCTTTTGCTTTCCTTCTTGCTTCTTTAATTCTATCCATCATGGCATACAATCTTTTAGCTCCAGCATCTGTACTGCCATTACCCAACTCAGAAACAATCCTTGCTGGAATCACAAACTCACCATCAGCCAAACGAGCTGGTTGTTTACCACCAATGACCGCAGGAATACCATCACTCACTCCATCACCAGGACCTTTGAGCAATCTTCCACCATCAGAGTAATCTCCTAAATGGCTTTGTAATCCACCTTCTTTGGCAGTATTGACTACTGGACTATTTTTTTGAATATCTTTTTGTGCTGCTTCAGCCGCCAACTGATCTTGCGATAATGTTTGAATATTAGAACCGAGAGGAGAAACAGCTCCAAGACCTGATTTGGTTGGTGCTAAATGAGCTAATTTTTGAAGCTTTAATAAATTGGTCATTGCTGCATTATAAGCATCAAGATTCTTTGTATCAGGATCTACATCCACATAAGTACTATCTCGTTCAGGTGTTGCTTGTAATACAGGGCGTTTAGAAATCATTGCTAAACCCTGTTGAACATCGCTACCATCAGCTCCAGAATATTTCATAACACCACCACGCTTGGCTGTAGCCATGCTGTAAGGATTTTTTACATAGTTATCATATTGAGCTTGATAATAGGGTTGTGGCTGTGCTGGGAACTGTCCTTGAAAATTTGGTGATATTGGTTTAATGTTAAATGGATTAGTCTGGCCAGATGTTTGAACTGGTAAACTTGGCTGATTAAATGCACCTAAAGCACTTAAAGCTGTTCCACCTAACATGGCAACAGAACCTGGATTAGCTTTTAAAAATTGTCCAGCATTGCTTAATGAACTTGTTGCTTGATTAAAACCAGCACCTATATTAGATAAATTTTGATTAACTTGAGCACCATATCCAGCTGGTGGTAATCCACCCATGCCAGCATTTGCCATACCTGCTGATTTAACAATGCTATTTGCATTATCAGGCGTTAAATTGGCAGTCATATTAGATATTTGATCAGCAGTTAAATTAGGCATCTGTTGAATAGTTTGTTGTGCCGCTGCCTTTACAGCTTCTTCTTGAGTAACTTCAGGAACAGTATTTAATATTTGATTTTGTGCTTGTTGAAAAGCTGTATTTGCTACATCTGCACCTTGTTGAACTCCAGCTTGCATACCAGCAGCACCTAATCCACCAGCTAAACTAGCACCGCCCCAAGCTCCAAGACCAGCCATTAATCCATCTTTTAATGAACCTGTCATGGCATAATCAGTCGCTCCAACTACACCAGCTGCGACCATTGGATCAGCTAACATAGATAATCCACCAGTTTCAGGAGCTAAAGCTACCATTGCAGCACCAGCCACCATAGGAAGAATAGAACTTAGAAAACCAGCTTCAGGAAGACCTGTTTTTGGATTGATGGTTAATGATCCACCGTGCTGTTGTGCCAATTTTTGTAGGGCTTGAAGCTCCCCAGTAGTCATATGGACTAAGTGGGTATCGTCTCCACGACCATGCTGCTCTAAGTGTTTGGCAATTAACGGTAGACTCATACACGACCTATTGAGTTATTTGGAATAATTTTATCATAATTAAACCGCTGTGCCAGCATAATTTACCCATTTTTGACCATTCCAATAAATAGGATATCCAAGAGTTTGATCAAAATACTGTTGACCTATTTGCAAATTAGCCAAAGGTCGCTGTCCTTTTAATCCATAATCTGGCGTTGCAGTTGCCTGAGTGTAATTATTTAACTGATTAAAATATAAACGCAATTGGCTTAATACTTGATTGTCATGTCCAGCATCATAAGTCGCTGGAGCAACAGGTAAGTTGGGAGGTGTTGGTGCTAAAGGAGTGCCATTATATTTTTGAATATTTACCATTATCTTATACTCCTTATAATATCACCATTTGAACAGATTGTAAACCTAGCGTCTGCCGTCTGGTCTAATATCAAAACGAGGTGTTCCTAATTGCCATGCAACTCCATTTTGACCTGTTGATTTAATAATGAATGACATCTGCCTACCTCTTAATCGAGTAAATACTTCAGCTGTAAATTGCTGAATTGTATATTCAGGAATATTGGTATAGTTTTGTAAACTGGTTACAGCAGGATTAGCCGCTACTCCATAAGCTGATCCAGAACTATTTCTTGGCAAAATTTGAATAGTTAAAGATGGATTATTGGTTGTAGAACCGTTAAAGTTCACATCTGGGAACATTCTCCAAACAAATCCAAAATGTTGTCCTGCATCATCTGGACTTACTTCAAAATCAGAAGATTGAATATATGATGTTATAGGTTGCGGAGTTCCTGTAGAAACATCATCACAGCCATTTTCATGGTAAAGCAATCTGCCGTTATAGTCAGCAGCAATAGGGAATTGATTAATACCAGTTTGAAACCATGCAGAACGTGCCATTGTTCCATATGCCCAAGTATTTTCTACATAATTGTAAATAACATATTTATCAATAACAGAATTGGGTTGAGTATTAGAACCATTGTTTCCATCAATAGAAACATAGAACCACCATACTTCATTAAATCCTTCATTAGATCCTACAAAAACTTGAAAGTTTTGGTTTTGATTAATATTATCAAATATGTATTGTTTTAAATCACAAGGCAAGGTTTGAACAGTACCGTTATACATGTAAAAACGATCACGACCCATCCAATACGTTACATTATTAATCGTAATCATACAGTTAGGACTCATAATCGATATATTATCCATTAAGAGCTGGAATCCCCATACATAAGGAGTGCCAATATATTGCATTGAATATAAAGCTGAATCAGTCCAAACTAAAATCTCTTGACGAGTTGACCTTGCTCCAACAATATAAGATCCATTTCCTAATGCGTATTCACCAGATTGATTGGTTATTTCTGGAATCCATTGATATACATTTCCTTGATCTGACCATCTTACCAATAAAGGATTAAATGAAGTATTAGGTGATCCAGGACTATAAGGATTAGCACCAAAACAAATTAAAAACTCTTGCACCTCAGAAGAAAGAACCTGATAAGTTGAATTGGGTACAAATGCACCAGCATAAGTAATTGTATAACTACCACTCGAAGGAGCCGTTGTTGTGTTACTAATTGTTCCAATACCAGTTACATTATTCATGGCTACGATATAAGTGTTTGCTGGAATACCTGTTCCAGAAATATACATATATGGATATATATAAGGTGCATTTGCTGATGTTACCGTAATGCTAGTCGATCCAGAACTAAATGTTACTGAATCAAGTAATAGAGTTGTTTGATTAGCCAATGACTGTAAAGATACACCACGGCTTGATACCCCATTGGAATTTTGCCAATAATAAATAGGACCACCACGAGGAGAAAAAACAAGATCCGCTCCAAAGTTATCGTTTGACCATAACCTTAATTGTGTTCCTGATGATGCACTACCTGATGAAGATGCTTGTCCCCATCCTATGGCAGATGGTGTTGATGTAGAAGATGTGGCTGGAATAAATACTGTAACTGCTCCACCACCTGTTGCTGAAGTTACCGCATTAGGAGACCAAGCAGCCGTTACATTTATAGTATATGTATTTGCTCCTGTTACTGTTACTGCATATGACTGCTGTAAGATACCTTTAGGTATTCCACCAACAGAGGAAGCTACACTTAAAAAAGATACTGAATTACCTGTTGTTAAGCCATGTGCTGTTTGCGTAACTGAAACAACATAACTACTTGCAGTTGTAGTAAAAGGATTGGTTAAATTAACTGTAGAAAAACCTGTAGTTCCACTCCAAGATCCTGCTCCCCATCCAGTACCTGTTGTATAAGTACTTAATCCACTTGGATATAAATAATTAACAGTAACGGTTGCACTTGCAGACGATGGTGCACTTGTTGCAGTAATTGTATAAGTTGTAGAAGTAGGCGTTGATGTAACAAGGTAATTACCAAAGAAAGTGTATCCACCTACCGTATAAGAAGTAGAAAAATTAATGTAATCCCCTACATTCGGACTATATGAATTGTCTGTTAAAGTAACAGTAGTTGTTCCATTGGTTGTTATAGTAACCGATGTATCTGTTTGAATAATCGGTGTAATATCATTGTAGATACCGCCAAAATACAAATAATAACTTGTGCTGGTTCCTACACCAATATAGTTATTACTAATACCTGTTGTTGCACTTGACCACACCCATAATGATCTTGCTATTCCATTGAATGTGTTTGAATTAACTTGTGTCCAGCCACCAATTTTTTCAGGTAGCCCAGCACGAAATCGAACTTTGTCACCATCATACCAACCACCAGAGTTGGAATAATTTGTGCCTTCTCGATACAAACCAGGCTTTAAAGTTAATTTGCGTAAAGGCATAGGGTTTACCCTAACATGGATTCAGAAAATGTTTTTACTTCAGCAACTCTACGTAACCAACCTACGCCAAACGTAGGGAAAGTACCTAACGATCTATAAAATTCTTCTTTTAGTTGACTGAACTTTTCAATTAATTCTTTAGCTTCAGTCTTTTGAATAGCCGATACGCTCGCAGGTCCCAACACGCCATCCGCAGTAACTCCAGCCGCCTCTTGTATGAGTTTGGCAGCCCTACCCACGCCCATATTAACAGCAGCATCAAATACGGCGTAGTCAACACCAGCAGGGAGATTATCACCTTGTACCTTATTCCAATAAAGTTCTTTGTATAAATTATACACTTCTTCATCAGGAATTACCCTAAGTTCTTCTTTGGTAATGTGCGTATTTCGCCTCCATTCACGATAAACACTAAGGGTTATACCTTTCATCGTAGCACCACCTGGATCGGCTGGGTTATCACTCCATAATCCCTCACTCTTCAGAACGTGTGCTAATGCAGATTCGTAATTTTCTTTCATGTTGTTGGTGTACTCTGATGTAATAGTTCATCTTTCTTTTGACTACCTGCTGATGAACCAAAGTAAAAAGAAATGATACCAACCCAAGCCGTTGATAATGAACCTAACATAATCATCAATTCATCCGACTTGGTGGCATAACCCATCATTAATGCAAATAAGATTCCAAAGAATCCAGCAGTAATTAAAAGAGACAGTAATGGTGGAATCCATGAATGAGTTGCAGATTGCATATCCCTAGCTGATTTACGGTCATCTACGGCTAACTTTTCAAAGTTAAGTCCTAACTCCTGTGCCTTTGCTTGTAAATCTATTTCAGCTTGTTTTAGACTGGCTAATTGGTCAGCAGTTAACTTACCAGAGTCAATCGTAGACTGTACGTCTTTTTCATCAACTCCCAATGCTTTTGAGATAGCAGTAACCGCTAGTCCTGCTAGTGGTCCACCTAATGCTGTTGCAATGCCTGGTGCTATTTGTGCAAGCCACTCCATATCAATCCTTTAAAAGAATAATTAACATCATACAAATTAATGCCATCATTGTCCACCATTTAAACAGTTCATCATCCACGGACTATATCTTTCTTGGTTCGTACTAACACCTTATGTTCTTTATCAAATTTTGGTTTTGGTTTCTTATATAACTTTTCTTCAAAATGCAAATAACATACATTTGCCCAGATGAACAACTCAATTAAATAAACAATGAACCAAATGGTTGCCCATGTCATACAAGATTAAAATAAAACAACAAACAAGTAATAATAAACGCAGCAAACCAACAATAAAACTGAATTCGCCTTACGTCTTCCAACTTATGTCCGTAATACTTTTTACTTTCTTGATGTTCCTTCTCTACTACTGCTTTTAACTCTAATACCTTACTCCATTCTTTAGCACCATACTTGGCTTTAAACTCTCGTTCGGCTTGATTTTCTGCTTCTATAATTGCACTTTGATTTTGATACTCTTGGATTGCTCGATATATCATCGAGTTCTCCATTGCTTCTTCGTGAATCTTGTGCTTCTTTCGTGCTTCTAATTCCTGTAAAGCGACCTCTGTTCCATCACGTTGAATATTTTCAATGCTTTTAGTGAGCTTCTTTCCAGCCTCTCTACTTTGTTCAAGGCTCTCAGCTAAAGACTTTGCTCCTTCGGCAAT